CGGCAGCGTCAGATGTGTATAAGAGACAGGGATTTTGCCGTTAACTTTAATTCCCCAATCGAGCATTAACTTTAACGGCAAATCTCGGTGCTGGCCTGGCGTGTCGCGTCCTGGCCTGTAGTGTCGTGGTCTGTCCTAACCCGTCCTTACGAAATTAAGGTGGTAGTTGATGACACACACGGGTGCGTTGTAAGGTTTAGTCGTAATCCTCTGGATCGTAATTAGGATTAAATTCATAATCATATTCTCTTGCCGCCGTGTCCCAATCACATCCAGTAGCTTCCATTAAAGCTTCAATCCATTCAAACATTTTATAACCTCCTTACTTTCCAATCACAAAGCACTTATACCAAACCCTACCGACCCTGTTAATCATAATACACTTTTTGTCCAACATGACCTTTACATAATAGCCATCACTTGCCAGTGCCTTAACAATATTATTATAACCATCCTTACCAATTCTAATCACGCTTACATATTCCATCATTTTATTAACCCTCCTTAGTTTTAACTATCATTTATTACCTATAATAAGTATAACACTAAAGAGGGTTAATGTCAACAACAAATTTTATCTTTCGTGATAATCAGAAAAACCTTCCTCATACTTCTCCCGGCCATTCGGGTATTCAATTTTACCTACTCTGTCGTAAGCTTCAAATTCAACACTACCGTTAGCCCTTCCAATCGCCCGTTCCTTTGCTTCCTCGATCAACCTATAATTTTCAGCCATTATACATTCCTCCTTTAATTATCCGATAACTCTACAAACATAACCCTGGTTGTACCTGTGGCAATTTTAGCGGTAACTGCTCCCGTGCCTTCTGCACCCACTAAGTTAATTAAGTTATCAAAGTTGTTTGTGATCCCAGTATCAGTAATAGTAATACTCATTTCGTGCAACTGTGCAACGATATTACCCAAAACCGGGTTATCTGGCAAATTCATATACCGTATAAAGTACGTAGCATTTGCTGATTTATCTAAATACTGAGTAAACTTTTCAGACCGTCCAGTCTGAGTTTCGATATAGAAGTTAATAAATCTAAAGTTAGACCTTAACGTTGATATGCTTACTTTACCTGCGGCAATAACAGGGTTAAACGGTTGCGTTTCGCCAGGTGATACAGCATTACCGCTAATCACGTAGCTAGTCGGAATAAGTTTGTTGAAGCTAAATTTCATGTTACGCAAACGATATTCATTGACAAGGCTACAGTTATTGAGATAGAATATAGTATTAGCAGTATAAGTTTCAATGTTAACCAGCGTAGGATCACTAGGATTAAGACCGCCCGTCCACCAGATAGAAGATAATTCAAACAATACAATCTGGTTGGGAATTGCGTCTAAGGCGTCACTAGCTTTAAAATAAATGGAATTAAACTTTATGTCTGCGCTACGGTGAGCCCCTAATGCTTCATTTAAGTTAAAGTTCTTTTTATCAATAATGGCATTATTGAAATAGATATTTGTGCACCTTGAAAAATAAGCGATTGAAAACGTTGAACCATTTCCTTGAAACTCTACATTGGCAATGTCATAGGCACGTAACGAACCGTAAGTACCTTTAGTAAAGTTAACAATAATGTTCTGTTTCCAGTATTCCGGGCTGTGCAATACCATCATTGCTTCCTCAGCAATTTTGAATGGGTTAGCTTGCGTTCCATCCGGGTTAAACCCAGTAGCATTACTGTCAACATAAAGTTTAGAATAAAAGTTAAAGTTACCATAATAAGGCTGGTAATATGCTTGTGTCTGCTCCGGGTTAACTGCGAAAATCTGAATAATTTCATTTTCAGAACCAGGCCCACTTTCTCCGCATGTAGTAATATAAAGAGTTCCGTCACTTAACATTGTTAAGCTTTCATTTTCTGCCCATGCATAGATACCACCACACCAGTAAGGCATATTGTACATAGCGATATAGTTGCCGCTTGTGTCATGCATAATAAGCATTTCCGGATTACTAATCACAGCGTACATAATATCATTATGGATATATGCGCTTTGCGTTGTAAAACCTTTAGCAAGTGACGGAGGGTACTTAATTGGTACAGTCTGCAATACAGCGTGAGTTATCGGGTCGATCTCAAAAATATAATATGAAGTTCCCGTCCACAGTTTGTTGGTAGCCGTATCAAATGAAACAAATGTTAACCCATTCACAAAATCAGTTTGAATTTCATAGGTTTTCTGAATGCTTAATGTGGTATAATCCAATTCTAAGATATACTTAGAGGATTTGTTTACTCCTTTGGAAGTCCACATAAAACATTGCACAATGTAAACGGTATCAGTATTAGGATTATAACCAATGCCGTTTGCGTGTCCTGCTCCGATAACTTCCTTTTCTCTAATTAACGTACCATCATTGATGTTGTACTCTCTTAACATTACATTGTTTGTAAGCTGGAAATCCGCACTATTAAAAGGAATGAAAGCAATCAGAATTTTCCCCTTATCTTCCAATACAATACTACCCTGTGCATAGGAATAGTTAAGCGTTGCACCTCCGTCTGCCGTACTGTTGTTATCCGGTGTAAGAATGCGCCCTACACGCCTAGCCGTGATATTCTGCGCCCTGGCGTTACTTAAAGATGTTGTGCCGTCATTCTGTACAAGAACCTTATAAGGATTACCGTTAACATCCTGCATTTCAACGTAATCAAAATAACTGTTTAACACCTTAGTGCTGGCGTATTTTAGCGGCTTTTCAACGTCTAAGTAAACCATATCGGCCTTAATCGTTTTGTTTCCCGTGATCGTTTCACTGTCATTTCCTAAAACGGTCTTTGTACTGTTGCCAGTAATACTTTCGGTTAAGTCCTCGCCGACAGCAACGGTCTTGTTTCCTGTGATTGTTTCTGTTAAATCAGCGGTACTTAACGTTTTGTCGCCTTGCACAGTCTCTGTACTGTTAAGGGAAGAAACGGTTTTGTTTCCAGTGTAGGTTTCCCGGTCAGAAACGGCGGTTGTCTCAATTTCACCAGTAACGTTATACTCAGTCTTGCCTGTGAAAATGTTAATCTTATTGTTTCCTGTATTTGTGACAGGTGTCGTTGCGGCGGTAACCACTCCACTAATGGAGTTATTGTTTCCGTTAACTACTACGCCATTAGTGCAGAGGTCGTTACAAAGGAAATTGGAAATATGCTTGTTATCTCCTGCAATGTCAATCAAAGCTTTTCCGTTTAAAGGAGAAACACCAGTAAACACAACGTTATCGGCTTCAACAATACCGTTTCCGGTTAACACCATACCGTTGTTTTGTACACCGTCAACAACTAATGCGTTTATCTGTACATAGCCTAAACAGTTAATTTTTAAACTGTCATAACCATTTTTAAGAATAACATTACTTAACAGAATATTATTGACAGTAGCGTCAATACAGCTTATATTCTGTGACTGACCTTGCATATTTGCATTAAGCATAATGTTTCCAATGGTACAGTTACTTAATGATCCACTAATTAACGGTCTATTGGTTGTAGGTGCATTCGTGATGATAGTATTGTATCTATCCATACCGACTAAGGAAACACTATCTTTCATTACCAGGCCGCTTACCAGGTAAGTACCTGCCGGGAAGAATAAGTAACCTCCATAAGTAAAAGCGTAGTTAATTAGTGCATTTAAAGCGGCGGTATCATTAGTTGAGCCATCACCCTTTGCGGCGGTAAAGCCAGCCGGGGGATTTTTAACGTTAATGAAATATAAGGAGGAAAGAACTTCCTTAATAATTTCTTCAATGCCGCCACTTTCCAGGAACTCTTTTACAATTTCCTTTACATAGTCTGGCAAAATGTTAATGTTTTTGATAACCTCGTTTAAGGCTTCCTTTAGCTTGCATAACATTTCGTAGTATGATAAACTATCATCATACACAAGTGGTAAAATTTTGTAGCACCACCCCCGTACAAAATCTACCTTGTTAAACTCTGTCATGTTGTTTCCTCCTTACCATAAGTTAAAAAATAAGTCGCTGAGTTCATTGATAACCTGCATATCAATATTAAGGAAAGTAGTTCTGTATTCATTTAACATAGCCGAATAGGAAGCCCCACCATTCTTTCCTTTGACATGCTCAAGGTAATCATCCAGTGTATCAACGTTACGATTGATATTACTATCCCTCGTTGTATCTGTAGTCGTGTCAGTATCTGTTGTTGCATGAGTTGTACCGTCACTTTTATCATCACCAGTTACCGTTGTTTTGACAGTCTGAGCGTCCGTGTCGTTAATCATACGGGCGTTAGTTAAATAGGTGTCGTTCTGCACATTGATTAGTGAACCTTGTGGCGTGTCGCTGTATTTATCATAGTGCTGTTTAGTTCCGCTGGCTGTTTCCTCACTGGTTGAACCTGTGGTATTGGTATTATTAGTGTTGCTGTCGTTAATCTGCGAACCTGTTTCGTTGGTATTGATGTTGGCATTTTCTGTCTGTTTTGCTGTCTCTTTCTTTGTAAGTTTATGATCCCTGGTTAAGTCAACGTCATATAACGGGTTAAATTCTAACAGAGTAGATTTGTAAAGCTGGTTATAAAACGGCATAATCTCGTTAAGTTTAGTGTCAAGTTTGAGTTTCCACAAACCAACCGTTTCTAAGCCGATCTCCCGTGTGTAGTAATGCTTCAAAATTTTCTTTTCCAGCAATATCCTATAGGATTCATCAAAGATAGGAAAAGGAAAATCAAACACGGAAGGTAAAGCCTTTTCCACGATTTGATTAACAGACATATAACCAGTGCTTTCCTTTAAGCCAGCGGCGGTTTCGCATATGTAACGAACTTCCGTAGTGTATTTACTCATATACTACTTCCTCCTTTTCCTCGTCCTCGTTTTCGGTTTCTTTCTCAAACCGTTCAACGGTAGTCTGTCGATAGTCAACCGTGATATTAGTGCCAAACATGGCATTAATCTTATCAGCCGCTTGTCTCCTTGCGTTTAATCTACAGAACCTTTGGGCTTCTACTGCACCTAAGTTTGTGGTAACTTCATCACTTACCAGACGCTCTTTCTTTTCCGTATTGCTATTCTCAATACCCAAATAGGTTAATGCTTCATTCCATATTTGCCGCTTCAAGATATTAAGTTTATCTGCCGTATACGGGGCGTCTGTTTTAAGAACTTTGATACCGTCCATGTCAAGCTGTTTATCTCCGAAAATAAACGGCTCGTTTCCGTCATATTGCATATACAGATTTTTGAGTGTCAACCGCTGGTTTTCATCAGCCCGGATAATTAAAGGCGTTTTCTGAGCTATAACGTTAACGTCAATAGTTCGTTCAATTTCATAAAGCCTACGCGCATACATTTCAATATCTAACAGACAGTTTGTGTGAGTATAGTTATTGAAAATGATTACGCTATCTTCGGCTGTTAACCTTGCCTGGTAGCCGTTTGTTGCGTAAGCAGTACGTTCAATAGGAATGCGGTAAACATCCAGGTTTCCACCTATCATGCATTGCAGACATAAGTTTCCTAAAACTTCATCGTCAAAGTACACGGCATAGCCATCCGACACTAAGGTTAATTCAAGAAAACGTTCGTCAACGCTTGTTGGTAGACCCTTCCACTCGAACATATTAATAGCCAGTTCAAGCAAGCGGTTATAGTACATTAGGTAAGTGCGGTTATTAAGGTATGCACTTTCCCAGGTCTTTTTCTTTCTTGACAAGTTATCACCTCCTTATGTTGCGCTTGGGCGGTTGTCAAGATTGTATTGTCCAACCTCATTGCCGTTACGCCAGAACGTTACACCTTTATCGTAAATGCTCCTTAATAAAGCCATATCATCGGCTGGAACACTTCCAGTTAAGCTTACGTTGATTGTTTTAACATAGTTCCAATGGGGACGTATAACCCGGTTAGGTACTTTAACTCGGTGTGTTGCGTACCCATACATATTAAAGTATTCATCAATGATCTGTGCAAATTCTTTGCGAATATATGCATAGTAAAATTGGAAGCCTTTAATCTGATTTGCCATATTGATGATAGAACCGCCGCCGCCCCTGGCATGGGGTGGCAGTGTACTTTTGTCGGCTGTGGTAGCTAACATACTACCTATTTGCTGAATACCAGACATTGTTTGACCTGCTCCCAATAGTCCACCTGTGGCATACATGGTAGCCGCTCCAACCGCTGTCTGACCTACTGCATTAAAAGCTCCAATAGCAAGTTGGTTTTGATTTTGCGCAACCCATGCCTTAAACGTGTCAACCGTGTAAGCGCATTGTGGAAAGTTACCCACTATCAGTTTTTCGTTGTAGTTCTTTGGAACACCTTTGTAATTTAAGGGTGTTAACATACATTCTGGTGTGCAACACATTGCCCCACTCACGTTAAACTTACAAGTGCTGTCGGTAAAATATTCAAACGGGTAATTAGCAACCCCACCTTCATTGTTGGTTACATACAACATATTGTAAGGATAAGTGAACAGTTTATTGTTCTTAGGTACATAACCATCAATGTTATCAATATGTTTATCACGTTCTATGTCAAACAAGGTTGGTTGGGTAGTTTGGAAATCATAGCAGAATGCAATAGGAAGCATGAATATTGATACAATGCCATCAGCTTTATTTTGCGTTGTGGCTTCTTCAATGAACGTTGCGGCTGTCTGCCAACTTGGAAACACGTTATATTTAAGGCCGGAAAATACACCTCCATAAATACCGCCCTCAGCGTCATAAAAGTTTTCGTCAAAAGTAGCCGCTACCACGATCTGATACAAAGAGAACAGGGAAGTTAAACCTAAATCAGTATACTTGTAATCTCCCAATTCCAGATTTTCTGGCACAAGGTTATCACCGATATTATCGGTAACACTCATTTCACGCTCCACAAATGACATATTAACCGTATAATCAAAATGCCATGTTTGCATTACGTCCAGCTCAAAAGTAATTTCAGATGTTTCATTGTTAATGTATTCTACAGAGGTAATAAAGGCGTAGAACCATTTAAGCCCAAAGGAACGGTTTTGAAACATCATATAGTTACAATCGTAAAGATCATCAGCTTTTCTTGCTAACCTTATCTTTCCTCTTTGTACACGCTGGTAACTTTGCTGTTGAAAAACATACTTTGCTTTTCCTGCAAAATAAGCGGCTTGGTTTTCGGCATAGGCAAAATAAATGGTATTTCTATAGGTGTTATCTAACGGCACATCTTTTAATACCCTTACTACGGTATCTGGTGCTATATACATTTATTTTCACTCCTTAATGTTTCACGTGAAACATATGGTTAATGTTTCACGTGAAACGTTTTGATTATGCCGGGACGGTGATTGTAGCAGTCCCCGTTTTTGTGCCATCAAAGGTGCTGGTGGCAGTTACCGTAATAGTAGCGGCGGTTTCGTCTGCGGAAACACTTAACAAGCCATTCTGGTTAATTGTAGAAAGCTGGCTGTCGATACTCCAAACAACCGACTTGGGAGCAAAACTTTCCGCAACAACAATGGCGTTAAGCTGAAGCATATTGCCTTTGTTAACCGTAGCGGTAGCCGGGCTTACGGTCACACTTGTGATGGAAGGTGTTCCGGGAACAAATACGACAGCGTTCGCAAACGGGGAACGGCTGAACGTTTTCCATGCGTGATACCAATACTGCCAGTAAAGACCTTCTCCGTTGTAGTCCTCTGTGAACTTGTAAAGGTTGTCAAAGATCATGAAGAAATCACGGTCAATGATAATTGCTGGAACCTGTGCAAGCGCGGCTTTTTCTTCCTGGGTTAACGGAACGTAACCTGCATTGGGATCATCAGCAAAAAGCTCATTCATACGGGTATCGTCAATCCGGTCAAAACCATCAATCTGAACTCTGTGACCCATGAACTCTGTCTTATCCATATTAAAAGCGGAAGCCAGAACGTTTACGTCCATGATAGCGTCAAACCGGGCGTTTGTAATAATGAACTGGTCATTCTTTTCTGAGAACGTATAAACACCAGCCAGGTTATACTTGGTTGTGTCATAAACAAGTTCATTGCTGATTGCCTTAACCTCAGTCACAATCTGTTTTGCGTTTTCTTCTGATACCTGCGGTACAGTCCATGCGTACAATGTGCCATTCAGAATGTTTCTTGCCAGCATATACTTCATAACCTGGAACTCGTCATAGTTATGAGCTGTATACATAGCGTCAACGATCTTTGCGATTAAGTCTGTAATACCCTGCCAGGATAAGAACGCCTGCCTTAACTGATCGTTGCTGATCGTAGCCTTGTAAAACTTCTGATAGTTCATGGTATGGAACGCCGCCCTAACGTCCGGAATTTCTCTCTGCATCCATTTTTCGGAAGCGACTTCCGGGTTAAATGTGTGGGCTTTGGCAATGTTAACAAACACTTCCTCTACCGTTTCACCCAATTCCATAAGGCCCTTTTTGAAGGGTGCCCACGGGTTATAGTACATTTTGCTTGTGATGATTACCCGTCCAATACGGTTGTAAAGGGCGGTTAAGAACTCGTTCTGTAACGGTTCATAGTTCATCATAATATTTCCGATAGTACGAATACTAGCGGTAGTTGTTGCCGCCTTGGGTATCATCTGCTGATAATACGGCGTTGCATTCTCTCTGATTGTGTTCAGAATTTCTGCGCTGTTAGCGGTTAAATTTGCATTTACGGGTTTAATAGCCACTGTTATCCTCCTTTTCTGTGAACAACTCCTCAAAAGACTTAACCTCACTCTCGTCTTTCAAGTCCTTTTCATTATCGTCAACAACGTCCTTACGGGTAGTATCTTTATCGCCAGGGGACATAAAGAAACGCTCCTTGTAACGCTGTCTCCAACTTTTATCAAGATCGTCATACTTGGACTTCCAGTCCTCGCTTGCCCTTGTTTCATAGTCAGCAAACGTGTCGTTAACGTCCTCAATCATTGATAAAGCTTCATCGGAAGTATCATCACCAATACGGCGTTTGATCGCTTCCATAATTTCATCACGGGTTCTTACTGCCATTAACTTTCTCCTTCCTATGTTTCACGTGAAACATTTAATACTTTTTCATTGCAAACCATATGGGCATTTTTCTGCTCCAATCTGGTTCGGGGTTAGGGTTAGGTGGGGGCACTGGCGAACCTTCCCACCAATCAAACCAATATCTAGCATAGGTTTGTCTTATTGGCTGGTCGATCTCACCGGGACGCTCAAAATTCTTTAAGAAGCAGTCTGCCAGATATTCTGGCGTTTGTGTAGAAACGATAAATTCAGCCCATGTTTCCGGGTATTGCGTGGTGGGAATCCATTGGCCTGTCGGTACGGTTTCTTCCCTTAACCATTTTAACTGCGCGTCTCCATCATCATTATCAAACCCGTTGGCCTGCGCCCAATCTGTAAAGTTAGTGGATGGCGTCCATTGCACCAATCCCCAACCCAAATTAGGATTAGGTGTTAAGTTCTGCCATATGCCAGGGTTAATGGTGCTTTCTACCTGCATATTACCCATCATTCCAGCAATGGCATTTGAAGTCCACCCCTCAGCGTCAAGGGTTCTAAAAATGATTAAGGCGTTGTTCTGCATTTCACCTGTATTTAAATAACGGTTCCCCTTTATCCATTCCGGGGTTGCACTTGAACTAAAACGCCATATCTCTAACCAGTCACCAGGACTTGAAGGGTTAGAGTTAATAGAGACTTGTTGTGGTAAGGGTACTTTACTTGAATGCGCTCCCATGGTATGATTACTATCAAACGCCATTTCCGTGTGGCCCGTGCGAATAAGGATATCACCAGGCTTCCACGGTTGGGCTGTGGTGTGTTTCGTAAATCCCAATAGCTTTAATGCCGTTGCCATACTTCCTGTGGTAAACGGCCATGTTGATCCGCCATTAGCGTTCACTACGTCAAATCCACCAGCCATTAGCGCATACCAGATAAAGGAACTACAGTCATAGTATGTAATACCGTTTACAGTTCTTTGGTTGCGGTAAGCCTGACTATAACCTACGTTATCCTTATTGCACGTTTCAATGGCCCAATTATAAGCCGCTTGGATATCTGCCATGTTAACCTCCGTACTTCTTGAGCACAGGCAGAAGGTCATTAACGCAAGACTGCACCTTAACAGGATCATAGCCAGCTTTTTTAAGTTTGTTTTTTCGATCTTCTCCATTGCCGAACTTACCAGCGATTACAAGGAAAGCTACGCTTACGGTTTCTGGCATATTAAATACGGTTACACTCATTCGGCTTCCTCCCTGCTGATTTTTTCTGTTAATCTGGTTAATGCAACCGTATTGTTGTTTAAAGCCTCACTGATTTTGTCCATTTCCTGTTTGTGCTGATCGTCAGACTTAATCATACGACAGAACAAGGCTCCGCAACATACGATAGGAAAACCCAAACTACCTACCAACTGAATAATTGAGTTAACATCCATGGTTCTACCTCCTTCCTTTATTCCTTAATCTATTATACCATACGCAAGAAAGAAAAGAAATATTTTAGAAGAAAATTGAAATAAACGCTTGCATTTTCTGCGATAGTATGATACAATAATTGTAGGTGGAAAACCCACCTAAAAAGACAAGAATAGCAACAATAAAACAAGTTAAAGAAAAGGAGAAAAGAAATGAAGAAAGCTGATTTTTCAAGAAGTATTGTTACCAGTATGATTAAGGTAGCAGAAGTAAAAGTGGTTAACGGAAAGCTGGAAACGGTTGAACTTACCCCGATCACCAAAGTGGGAACTACAGCCATCACTAACGAAAAAGCTATGAAGATTGCAAAGGCAGAGTACAAAGCAGTTGCAACGCTGGTGGTTCTCAGTGTTGAGACCAGGGAAGAAGTAAGGGGAATGGATTTTGAAACGTTCATGAAGTACAGCATTCCTGTTGAACGTCCTGCCAGTCAGAGAAAAGACAAGTAAAGAAAAGAAATGAAAACTGCTGACCTAACGGCATGACGGGGAGAAAGAGAGAATAAGACATGAAAAAGAATGAAGAATTTAACCCGGTAGCACAGGACAACACACCATTTACAAACGTTGATTACAATGCAGAACAGACCACAGCCGTTGCGGCATTTACCATGGATGAAGATAGCAGATTTATTGCTAACCTTACCAGCCGTGAAACGACATTCTGTAGCCTGGTGGCAAATACCCCGGCGGAAAAGGCCATGTTGTTTAAGGCCATGAACAACCCGGAAAAGCGTGTGGGTGACTGTATTAACATGACAATCTACGCAAAAGACCTTTACTGCGAGGTTGTGGAGTGTATCAATCAGCTTAATGGGGACGTTCAGAAATGCCCTCGTATCGTAATTATTGACAAGGACGGCGTAGGGTACCAGGCAGTTTCCTTGGGTGTGTACAGTGCCATTAAGAAGATCATTCGAGTATTCGGTGCTCCGTCCTGGAATGAGCCGCTTCCGCTGGTGGTTAAACAGATCACAAAAGGAGATCGGAAGCTTCTCACTTTTGACGTAGACTTTAAATAAGGAGGTTAAACAGGCGGTGGCATACAAGCCGCCGCCTTAATTTATTATGATGACAAGAAACGGGATCGTATATGATTTAAAGCTATCCCCTTACTACATTACGATTGATGAAGTTACTTTCTATTTTTCAAGTAAAAATCATCTTGAAAAGTTCACGGAAAAATTAACAGAGAATAGGGAAGTAATCAACTATTCACTTTCAAAAAGGTTTGGGGTTAACATTAACTTTAAGATACTTAACGACATTGTTTTGTATTCTAAAGTAGAAACACGGGGTTTTCTCATTAAGCATAAAGGAGAAGCTTACTCATGCAAAAAGCATATCGTATTAAATGGCGTGATACTGACGAAAAAGCCCTAGCTAAAGCAGTTCGTAAGTTCAACGCTAAAAGAACCAGACTACGTAAACAAGTACCGGAATTAGAGGAATTTTTACCTGCTAAACTATCGGTTAAAGAAATTAAAAACGCTGTCAAGACAAGGCGTGACTTTAAAAATGAACTTAACAGTATCGAGCGTTTCATGCGCAAAGGTGCTGAAAAGCCCATAGTTACCAAAGAAGGTGTTAAAACAACCCAATACCAGAAAAAGGAATTGGAGATTAAGGTTAGGGCTATTAACCAAAGGCGAGCTTATGAACGTAAGAAAGCAAACGTAAGCACAGAAAAAGGAACCATGGGTACAATACGGGCGAACAACTTACAACCTAAGAAAGTTAACCTTGATAAGATAAGAAAAGAGGACTGGCAGAAGTTTATAGAAAGTGTTGAAAAACAATCTATGGATAGCTACTCACAAGAAAAGTATGACAGATACAAGGAAAATTTTCTAAAAGGATTAGATAACGCCTTTGGAGCAAAAGGAAAGAAATTGAAAGAATTGGCAGAACAGATTGACCCGGAAACGCTAACTCAAATGTACTATGATGATCCGATACTACAAATTGACTTTATATATGACCCTCTTGAAATGGATGTTAAGATTGAAGCCATGGAAGAACATTTAGAAAATTATCTTAACAATATTTCTTAATAAGTAAAGGAGGGTTAGTCATGTCATTATATACAGCCGACTTTGAGACAACGACTGACCCTAACGACTGTCGAGTGTGGGCATATGGCTTGTGTGAAATAGGCAAACCAGATAACTTTACTTATGGGAACTGTATAGATGATTTTATGCAATGGGCTAGAGGTCAAGGAAGTGTAACAACCTACTTCCATAACCTAAAGTTTGATGGAGAATTTATTTTATGCTGGCTATTTGAAAACGGGTTCAAACACGTAGTAGAAAGACGTGAGTTAGAAGATAACTGTTTTACAACACTTATCAGTGATAAAGGCCAGTTCTATTCTATGGAAATCTGCTTTAAAAGACTTGGTAAGAAAAAGTTAAGTTTAACAATTTATGATAGTTTAAAGATATTGCCGTTCTCTGTAGCGGCGGTTGCTAAAGGGTTTAACCTTCCAATTAGCAAACTAGAAATAGACTACAATGAGACTAGAGAAAAAGGACACATATTAACTAAGCAAGAAGTTGATTATTTACGCAATGACGTTGAGATCATGGCAAGGGCTTTACAGGTTTTATTCGATCAAGGTCTTAACCAAATGACACAAGGCAGTAATGCACTTTACGATTATAAGCGTATCGTTTCACCTAAAAACTTTGCTAAATGGTTTCCTATTCCAAACTATGACTATGACATTAGACAATCATACAAAGGCGGTTTTACATATCTTAATGATAAATACAAAGATGTTGACATAAAGGAAGGAATAGTTCTTGACGTTAACAGTCTTTACCCTTCAGTTATGTATTACCAGCCATTACCATATGGAGAAGGTGTTTTCTTTAAAGGTAAGTACAAAAAGGATAAGATTTATAATCTATATGTGCAGATGTTTACTTGTCAATTTGAATTGAAAGAAGGTTACATTCCTACAATTCAGCTTAAAAATAACCTATCATTCATTCCTACTCAATACTTGAAATCAAGTGATGGAGAGGACGTTACACTATGCTTAACCAGTGTTGACCTTGAATTATTTATGGAGCATTATAACGTTTATAATATCGACTATCACAGCGGCTGGAAATTTAAGTCTACTATAGGTTTGTTTAAGGATTATATTGACAAATGGAATGCAGTTAAAATGGAAAGCACGCTTAACGGTAATAAGGCTATGAGAACGCTCGCAAAACTAATGCTTAATGCGTTATATGGCAAGTTTGCACTTAACCCTAATGTACAGAGTAAAATTCCCTGGTATGATAATGGCGTAATTAAGTATAAACTTGGTGAGAAGGAAACGCGTGACCCTATTTATATTCCAGTGGGAACGTTCATTACAGCTTGGGCTAGATACAAAACAATCAGTTCAGCACAGAAGGTTTACGATAGGTTTGTATATGCCGATACAGACAGCTTACATCTGATCGGAACTGAAATACCAGATATGCTAGAGATTGACCCTGTTAAACTGGGAGCATGGAAGCATGAAAGCACATTCATTAGGGCTAGATTTTTAAGACAGAAATCGTATGTAGAAGAAATTATTACAGATAAAACTTTTTATTTACCAGACCTTAATAAATATGGTAGTACAGATTTTAATATTACCTGCGCTGGAATGCCAGAACGTTGTTACCAATATGTAACATGGGATAACTTCCACCCTGGCATGAATTATGATGGTAAGTTAAGCATGAGCCACGTTAGAGGTGGAATAGTTCTAAATGATATAGCTTTTACAATAAAACATTGACAACTAAACAGAAGTGTAGTATAGTAATCCCATAAGGTTAGAAAGTTTTGTATCAACGGTTGCGCTGGGTGCTACGGGGTGAAATCCGCCAGCGACAATGTTTAGGGGTTGCGCCTACGTTTATACGGTTTCTAACCTTATTTTAATTGGAGGTAAAGATGGAATGTGAATATAAGGAATTTCTATTGTGTGATTTATGCCCTAAGGTAAGAGAGTGTAAAGCTGATTGTAGAGTGGTTTCCACTAGTTACGCTATTGATGAATTTATTAATAAAGTATCTTCAATAAAAGATATGTATAAAAAAGCTTTTAACCCTAATAGTTTAGATAATGATAATAAGACGGTAAAGGACGCTATAGAACAAGCTTTTAAGGAGGGTGCAAAATGAAATACGGTGGCAAATATTGGAACATTAAAAACTACTTGCCATACCAGCGGTGCTTTAACCTTATTAACAGTGAACGTTCTATAGGTAAGACTTACACCGCACAAGGGTTTTTCCTTGAACGAGCGTTACAAAAAGGTGAGGAATTTATTTATATCGTTAGGACGCAAGATGAAAAGAAGGGCGGCATATTTGAAAAGGCGTTTGCTAAAGTCATTATGAATGAGTTTAAGGAAATTGAATTTGAGTTTACGTCTGATGAATGTGTTAGAGTGATAGAAGATGAAGAAAGCGGTGCTAAAGAGAAAATACCTCTTGGTTACTGTATTGCTTTAAGTGAGGCAACTAAGAAAAAGAAAATCAACTTTCCTAATGTTAAATGGTTGATGTTTGACGAATACATTGTTGACGAAAAAGAGAAGAACGCTTACGTTAACGGGTGGAATGAACCAGACTTATTGCTAAAGATTTATCACACCATTGACAGAGAACGTGACTACGTGGTTTGTTTCTTATTGGCTAACAACATTACGTTTTACAATCCATATCATATGCACAAAGCGTTTAACATTCCCCATGTGGAAAAGGATAAATTATGGTATAATGAAAATGTACTGTTTCACTGGGTTAGTGCTAGTTTGCAACTTAAACAAGAAAAAGCTAAGTGCAAGTTTTTGAGAATGATTGAACAGACAGACTACGGAACTTATGCACAGGCTGGTGAGTATGTTAATGATAATGTTAACTTTATCATGGGGCGGACTGAAAGCGCAAGGTATGTTTTCACTATTGAGTATGAAGGTGAAAAGTTTGGGGTATGGCAAGATAGTAAAATTGGTCTGGCGTTTATTGACGGTAAAGTTGACCCCTCGTGTCGGCTGTGCTATGCTTTTACTGTTGGAGATCACAACGAAAATACATTGTTGACTAGGAATAGGAATAACAATTTATTGATGTGGCTGGGAACCAACTTTAAGCGAGGTAACGTTAGGTTTGTTAACATGAGGGTTAAGGTTAAAGCGGAAGAAGCCATTAAGATGATACTTTAAGGAGGTGTTAGGCATGATGGTTGAATATGACGGAGGTTATGTTTACGCTGATAGGTTAACGGAAAAGTTGAGACATAATAGAAATTGTATTTACGTTGATACTGTGGACGGTATTGATTTATATGTTTGTGGTGAGAAGTTCTATTATGCTTACGAAAATGATTGACTTTGCGGTTAAGGTATGGTATTATAATTTGAAGGAGGTAATTTGTATGAATTTTAATGATTATGCATATGCAGTAAAGAAAGAGATTGAAAAAGTTGTTAAAGGTAGTGTAGAAATTCAGTTTAATAATTATAATGAAATGTATTATATTTTAATTGAATTTAAAGGTGTTGATGGAAAATATCAAATTAATTTGTTTCCGTTTTATATGGAAAGTATTTACCCAGATACTTGTGCTAGTGTTATAGTTGAAAAACTAATTAAAGTTTTTGTTAAAGATTTAATTTTAAAATAAGGAGGATAAAATGACTTTTACTGATTATGCATATGCAGTAGCTAAATATGTGTCAAAGTTAACACCGTTAAAGGTTGAATTAGTTAAGAACATGGAGCTATTTACTTATATTTTATATGTTGACCTTAATAAGGATGATATGATGTGTAGGTTTGATTTACATGACTATTTCATTGCTGATACTTTTCCAATGGAAGCGGCTAAAGAAATTGTGAAAGAATGTTACGAAAACTAAACCTTACAACGCACCCGTGTGTGTCATCAACTACCACCTTAATTTCGTAAGGACGGGTTAGGACAGACCACGACACTACAGGCCAGGACGCGACACGCCAGGCCAGCACCGAGATTTGCCGTTAAAGTTAATGCTCGATTGGGGAATTAAAGTTAACGGCAAAATCCCTGTCTCTTATACACATCTGACGCTGCCG